TCTTCTAATGCCTTATACCATTTTGGAGATTTTTTTACTACTTCACCAGCTTTAATACGCCGATTTAGTTCAATCATTTTCTGTCTTGATTTCTCTTTTACTTCTGGTCGATTATTATACTCTTTAGACTTTAATGAAAGTTTACGTTTTGTTTCTTCTGAATGTTTTAATCCTAATACTCCCTCTTGACCTCCTTCTAATATATTATATCCATTTGGCACAAGTGAATTATATTTTTTGATATACTGTTTTTCATATATTAATCTGTCCTCGTCAAAACATATAATTAATACCTCAAACTTGAATTTTTCAATTCCATATTTTTTAATTGCCATTTTTAATGCTCTGCACCCGCCATCACGCTTTATAGCATTTAAATGGTCTTTCCATCTCTTTTTAGGGTTCTGTATAGTTTCACCAATATAACACTTATTATTTGTAAGATTTGTAATTTTATAAATAAATCCCATTCTAGTTAATTTTCTAGAAAATTTTATAAATCAAATTTTAAATTTTGTTTTATAGACAATGTTTGTAATACTTTGAGTATTTCAAAAATAGTCTGAATGTGTAGACTATGAGATTCGAACTCATGACCCTTGCGGGACTCGCACCTCAAGCGAGCGGATTTTTTGGAGAAAATAAAATTCCACTTATTTTAAGTACAATTTTAGAAAATAAATCGAGCTAAGTACAAAAATAAATTTAAGTACAAAGTGGAAAAATATTTTATTTTCTTGACCACTTTCCTAAGCCTACATCAGGGTGGATTTCTCCACAACTATATCTTTACACAAGGGCTTTAAGTTCTTTTCATCTGCATACTTCCAAATATAACCACCTGCTGTAGAATTATTACCCGCTAATACTTGCTGAATATTTGACTTTTTAAGACCTGACTGTCTAGCACCTTCAGATATACTAATATATGTAGCTATGTAGTTATTATTACAATCATATTTTGCAATTTGTCTACCTTTAGATTTCGCCATAGCATTTCGATGTTTTTCAATATTAACTTTACGAGAATCTACTGTTGTATCATAATATGCATTAACGCCATCCTTAATTTTTTGTTTTATTTTATCCCAGTGCTCATTTGTAGTATGCCTACTATTTTCAGACTTATCTATTTTCTTTTTAGGTACAATCATATTAATTTTATTTGCTAAATTAGTGGTATCTTCTATGACTTTTAAATGTTCACTATGTAGTAAATTTAATTTTTCTGCATTACTACTAATAATATAACTGTTAAGATTACAAAATAGCTTATTAGTATCTTCTATGACTTTTAAATGCCTCTCCTGTAATGTATTTAATATGTCAATATGTGGATTATATAATGCATAAATTTCATCCATATTAATATCAATATATCTATATTTATGCATTCTTCCTCCAACTCTTCCTTCTGCCACTGCCTTTCTAAATTTTTCTGAATTTCTCATTGCTGCTGATAAATCCACTTTTTCCATTGCTGCTCTGTGTTTTTCTCTAAATGTTTCATAATGATTTGGATTTTCCCTATTAAATTTTTTACCAGCTTCACTAATTTTCTTTTTAGATTCTTCTGAAAATTTCATACCCAGTCTGCTACCTCCATATTGGCCACCAGCTAGAATATTATAACCATTAGGAACTTGACAATTATACTTCTTAATATACTCTGTTTCATATATTTGTCTATCTTCATCAAAACAGATAATTAATACTTCAAACTTAAATTTATCTACGCCATACTTTTTCATAGCATCTCTTAATGCAGGAGACCCATCCCCCGTTTTAATGCTACGAATATGACGTCTCCATCTGCTTTGAGGATTCGCTTGAGCAGTTTCTCCAATATAACACTTGCCTGATACTATATTCGTTATTTTATAAATAAATCCCATTCTAAAAAATTACACAAGAATAAAAATTTTAGTTCAAATTTTTAAATTCCCTGCTTTAAGTTCTTTCTTTGCTCAGTACTTCTCCAAAATGCGTTCCGAAAGTGTGCAATATTCCTGGCTAATCTCAATCCCAATATAATTCCGTTTATTCTTTTTCGCCATTTTTGCCGTTGTTCCCGAGCCACTGAACGGGTCTAGTACCACGTCGCCTTCATTACTCCACGACAGAATATGGTCCTCTGCCAGGCGCTCTGGAAAGATTGCAGGGTGTTCATGACTCTCCTTGTCTGACGAATTAAATCCCTTCCCAACATTGTATCTCCAAATATTATTTCTTGGGCTAAATTCTGGAACGGGCTTAATATCCGCCGTCTCTCTTAGTTCACCCTCTTTTGTTCTATCTGTCTTCTTTCCCCAATTCGTATGCCCCGCCCACTTGTTTGGTTTGTCGCAAATTAGATTTGCTGTCTTAACACTGCCCTTACAGAATACAAACATGTACTCAAAGATTTGTGTGTAGCGTGTTCCCGTGCGCTTTGCTGGAAATGATGATGTGTTTTTCTCGTAAATCATCGTATCATGTAGCTTGAATCCTTGCCGCATAAACTCTAGGGCCTGCTTAAAAGATGTTCCCGTCTCTGACCCATTCTCTGTTGCATCCCCCACAACCCAGACAACCACGCCGCCCTCTTTAGTTCTACGATAGAGTTCCTTCGCAATTTCTGACATATCCTCTTCTGTAAATGTGTAGCCATTGTAGTCGCGAATATTATCGTATGGGGGTGATGTAATAGTTAGGTCAATGCTGTCGGCTGGAAATGTTTTTAACACTTCTTTACAGTCTCCGCAGATGATTCTGTTTAGTTCTAGCGGCATGGTGCGGGTTGATGATGGTGCAACTTTTGGTTTTGTTCTCTTGGGTTGTTGAGGTGGGGCCGCTGTATTTGAAAGTAGTTTGATAAGTTCTTCTTTAGTTTTATTACTATGGCCTTTAATTTTTTGTTCTTTGCAAAGTGCAATTAGCTCGGTCCTGGACTTGTTTGTATAATCCATTTGTGGGTTTATTGAGTGCGCGCGGGGGGCTCAAATTTCTTTGCGATGCTACTTTTTAGGAATTATTAATTTCTCAAAAATAGCTGACGGGGAAAGAGGGGAATCGAACCCCTGACTTCAAAGACCCAAACTTTGAATCATACCACTAGACCACTTTCCCACTCTGATTCTTACTTTGAATAAGAACCATTATTTAGACCATGTCAGGCCTTAATAATAGTTCATACGAGATGTCGGACTCGAACCGACGCGGATTTCTCCATTTCCTCTTGAGGGAAACGCAATGACCACTCTGCCAATCTCGTTTGTGAATTTCTTCACAATTAATATAATCTAATCACTCTTTAAGTACTTTTAGTCTACATATTTCCATTTGTATCCGCCAGCTGTATATCTATATCCAGCTAGTACATGCTGAATGTTAGATTTCTTAACTCCTGATAATCTGTCTGCTTCTCTAATACTGTTATACTCTTTAATAAATGTCCCCTTTTCTGTATACTGTGCAATTTTTCTACCTACAGCTTTAGTCATAACTTCTCGATGCTTTTCAATATTAATTTTGCGCGAATCTTCATTCTCTCTATAGTATTTTAAGAGACTCTCTCTTATTTTATTATTTTTATTATTTGATGCAGAGATGTCAGATGAAATATCAATATTTATTATGTCATTTTTTTTGTTATTAGTTTGTACAGTTGTTTCTGTAGTTATAATTTCAGACTTATCTTTCTTTTTGTTATTTTCTTTCTTTTTGTTATTAATTTGTTGTTTACTCATAGTACTAATTTCTATAGTTTTTGGTATATTAGTCTGTATAGTTGTTTCTGTAGTTATAATTTCGCTTTTATCTTTTTTTCTATTTTTATGTGCCGCCCCGCCAACTCTACCTTCCTCTACTGCTTTTCTAAATTTTTCAGACTTTTTAACTGCAGCAGATGTATCCACATTTTTCATAGATTCTTGATGTCTTTCTCTATATGTATCAAAATGATTAGGATTATTATCTCTAAATGTTTTAAGGCCATTTGAAATTTTTTTAATTGATTCTTCTGTATGTTTCTTTCCTCCAAAACCTCCACCTCCTATCCCACCTGCTAAAATATTATATCCATTTGGAACTTGACAATTATATTTCTTAATATATTCTTTTTCATAAATAAATCTGTCTTCATCGAAACAAATAATTACTATTTCAAACTTAAAGCTATCGAGACCATATTTCTTAATTGCATCCTTTAGAGCAGGGCATCCTCCCTTATAACATACAGAATTTATATGCTGCTTCCAACGCTTTTGGGGATTAGGTTGATATGTTTCTCCAATATAACACTTACCAGATACTAGATTTGTGATTTTATAAATATATCCCATTTTACTATGAGTTTTACAAATTTTAAAATGTGTCAAATTTTATTTTTGTTTATAATTTTTAGTCTACTATGATTCAGACCGTACCAGGCCTCAATAATAGTTATACGAGCTGTCGGATTCGAACCGACGATCCTTGCGGAGCCGCTCTTAAGGCGGCCGCCTTTTTTGGAAGTAATATTAAATCATTACAGTTTAACCAACTCGGCCAAGCTCGTTTTTGTGGATTTCTCCACAATATATATACAGAACAGTGTCTTTAAGTCCTTTTACGTCGCCTGTAGCAACCCGCACGTACCCTGTAAGCGCTCCACTGCGTTCCGCGCAATCTCCTTCGCAGATATCGGTTCATAGGGATAAATAATTGTGTCAAAAAACATCAATTCATACAGTGCCAACAGACACACCATCGCAACGTTCTCTGCAATAATTGGCCCCCACTTTATTGGAATTTTACGATACTTAATATAAGTGCTAGTTAACGCAAAAATGCCCATCATTGCCCCCACATAACCCCACGCCTGATTTGAAATGCCCTTATTATAACTAGTTCTTATGAGCTCTTCTGCATTTCCATCAGATATAATTTGTGTAGAGTTAATGAATGGGTCCAGAAGCGCATCGACAATCTCAATATCAAATGCGGTCATGTTTTCGCAGCTTTTTGTTGCACCATTTACAAATGTGTTAACCGTTTTAATAATCCCATTATTTTCAAGCGATGACACGTATAGAAAGTAGAAAAGTGTCTCGAATACAGAAATAAGTGTTATATGAAGAAGTAGCTTTATAAATATTTCGCAAATGTATTGTTCCCTTTGGCTCGGGACGGGGGCTTTAAGTTCTCCAGTGGCGGCTTTAGGCTCTTCTGGGATTTCAACCAGGTCTGAGGTCAAGAGCGGTGTGGCGGCGGCGCGTGCAACATTTTCAGGCGTCCATGCAAAGGACTCGGACAGCGACGGTGGGCGGCGCAATTTGTTTTTCTGGCTTATTAGCTCATTAATGCTGCCAGGCATGCTATCAACTGTTTTTAATTCAGATGCCATGCTGGACCCCTATAACAAAGAGGGAATTCTTTATTTAGGCTGGACGGGGGAGGAAAAAATTGAAACGGTTTGGCGGGGTTTGTTGGGGGCGCATCAAATATCCAAGACAGCCTGCCCTTGCAATTACGTAGTGTTTGTGCAAGCAAGTATACGCCCTGCCCTTGCAATTACATAGTGTTTGGGCAAGCAAGTATATCCAAGAATGACTCTCCCGCGCCCCATTGCAATTATTCCTGATAATCAGTGTGTAGTTGATGCACTAACTAATATGGCTACCATTTATGCTAACACTTATAATAACAATAATATGGCGGACCAATATATTAATTACGCGCGGACTATTGCAGAGTGGGAACAGAACCTGACTTGGGGCGCTCCCCCATTTGCTGATAATGTAACATATAACTTTGTCATGGACTTTCTGGCTCTTGACCGCCTTAAACATCGATACAATTGGCTCGGTTTGAATGCAATTCTGCCCTCTGTATATGATAATAATGATGTTCCGAATGTTCTATCACATCTGACAATCAGGGAGCGAATCGAGGTTGCGCTGCGAGTCATTGATTACTATCTATCCGAGAGGGTTCCTACAAATGATGATTCGAGCGATGCGCGGTTTATGGCATCGTATAATAGTCGAAATCTGGGCAATTATAGGTCCGAATACAAGTTTATTCACAACAAGCTCACTTCACACCGCGAACTCTACGCGGCCGAGTAGAGATTCTAACAGATAAAATAAAATAAAAATATATATATTTTTGTTAGAGTCGCACAATGTTTGTATATAATTCCGTCCAGACACACTCCGATTTCATCAATGGCCGCGGCCAGACAAAAACCAATCGCGTCTCAATTAAAGGTCGCAAAGGCTATAAAATGATAACTATACGCAATAAATCGGGTAGAATAACTAAGAAATCTAAGAAGCAGCTTACCAAAAAAGAAATTGAATGCATTAAAGGCTGTCAGTTTATACCTGGGCTGTTTCGCGATTGTGAGAGCTGTCTCAAAAAAAATTGATACACGATTTTAACTCAAACTCGGCATAACCGTCGCAGCGTGCAAAATCCAAGATGAATATTGGCAACTTTGACCCCTCCTCCCTTCTTCTGTTGTTTCTCGGCAAGGATAACTCATGGATTCCTCTTGTTTTCATTCTTATCCTGGTCATGCAAAAGTGGGAAAAAATTGTTGACGCGTATCATAGACTTACTGTATTTGGTAAAACACAGTATACAGTAAGTGGAACTATTTATACTAATATCAATGATAACCATACATATGGGCAGCTTGGAACAACTATGTGGGCACTTCTTCTCTATATTAATAACATTGTAAAATCAGATAAAAATTTGCTCTCTACTGCAAAACATATCAAATTCCCACATAATCGTGTATTTGATACAGACGATATTGTTGTCATTCCATCATCCAATAGTAATTTTCCTTTGACGACCGATATTAATTGCGAATTAATTATCGATAGTCAGAAAAGGGAAATGAATGACAATGATAATAACAAATCCTCAAATATTGATTGTACTACATTAACTATTACGCTTATTACTACTCAGCAATTAAGTGTGATTGTATCATTTATCGATAGTATTATTAAATCCTATCGTCAGACTATTGAAAATAAAAATAAAATTAATCAATATATTATTAAGCCTAAATTTGGTAAAGAAAATGAAAACCCTGCTGAATCAGATTTAGATTATGCAAAACATATTCCCTTTGCAACTACAAAGTCATTTGATAATCTATTCTTTGATGGTAAAGATGAACTTATTAAGCGTCTTAATTCATTTATTCGCCGTGATAAGTACAAGGTGCTCGGCCTTCCTGAAACGCTTGGTTTACTATTCTATGGCGAGCCAGGAACGGGTAAGACGAGTTGTATCAAAGCAATTGCTAAATATCTTGATATGAGTCTAATTATCGTTCCAATGAGTCATATCAAGACGAAAAAACGCCTAGAGGAACTATTCTTTAGTGGGGAAATTGATATCCCGCAGGAGAAGCGAATTTATGTCTTTGAAGAAATCGATTGTAATGGATGGGATGATATTGTTCGAGACCGCGCTCTTATTGCGGCTGAGAAGGCAGCAGCTGATGGGGAACAAAAATCCGAAGTTCTTCTTGAAAAGCTTGCTGAAACACTTGTTGTTAGTGGGAGTGGTACAGAGGGTGGGGATAAAAGTTTCAAAAAAGACAACAAAGATAAGCTAACACTTGGGGGTATTCTTGAAATTATTGATGGGCTGGTTGAATGCCCTGGTCGAGTTATTATCATGACAACGAATTGTAAGGAACACGTTGATTCTGCTCTTCTTCGACCTGGACGAATTGATATGTCTCTCGAATTTAAGAAACTGCGGGGAGAACACATTGCAGAAATTTATAAAAAGTGGTATGGGGCGGATATGGCTGCGCATCGTATCGAGGATATAACGGATTACAAATATACACAGGCCGAAGTGTCGCAGCTGCTCTTTAAATATGAAGATGACCAGAGAGGATTTATTCAGGAAATTGGGTGCTCTTAAATAAACTCAATAACACTATAATATCTATCCTTCATCATAATAAGTCGTTGTTTTACACTGTCATTTAAAAATGGGCTAAGCGCGGTTAATACGGCCTTAATATGCCATGTTGGATTTATTATTTTTATTTCCTGCAGAGTATCACCATATTTTGTCGTTATTAGCTTCATAATCTCAACACCTGTTTTGACTTCAAATGCCTGTTTGGTGTCAAACCCGTCGCTGTCAAAAATCCAGACCCATTTTTTGTTGCCAATTTGTTTCAGCGCGGCGTCATAATGTGCTATGACTGTTGCAGTGTCGGCTCCAAGTTTTGCTTTGGCCGGATTGGTATAATATATATGAATTCCGCCCTTTTCGGATAACTTTTTAAATGAGTAATCCATTCTCTGTTCCTTGGGGACGGGGAATTTTCTGTTCATCTGAACACACTTTTGTGATTGAGACAGCTTAAAGAATTTTTTCTCTTGTACAATTGGAGGGAAACCTCTCTAGTCTCGCGATAGCTCAATTGGTAGATGTTTCCGATATACTGAGAAACTGCTTAGCGGAGGATTGTAGACGCTTTATTGTCTAAGTAATACTCCTCAAGTCGCTGGTTCGATTCCGGCTCGCGAGATTTTTATATTATTAAGATGTTAAACATTTTAATAATATATACATTAATAACTTTTAATTTGTATATTTATACCAATATAATTTCTTTTTCTCCTGTTTTTCATTTCCAAATACATTATCATACTCATATGCTATCTCAGTACTGGTCTGGCATTCTTTACAATCGGTGGCCAGTTTTTCCATTAGTTTGTCTGGCGGCTGCATCTTTTTATCATGGGGATTGATACCCGCAATTTGGTTCCATAGATAGCTGCCATAATACGGCATCTCATTAACTGTATATCCTTTTTCTCTAAGACATTCCAGATTTGTATTGGTCATACTTCTAATTTTTGGATAATTCTTGGTACGCATGAAAACAGCTGCAGAATTATTGATGTCTTGCGTTAGTTTCATTTGAAACTTTGGAGTATACGTGTTGTATACAAGTGCTGAAAATCCTCCAACTATGGAGCCTGCGGCGATGAGCCATGCAAGTTTCTCTTTTGGACCCATCGGGGGAGGAGGTGCGCCACCAAAATACAGTGGTATATAGATTGGATAAAATGACATTATTGTATTATGGGGTGTGGCGGCCTTATACTCTTGGGGGCGTCTTAGTTAGTGCGTTCAGAACCTAAAGAATTAGTTCTACGGAGTAAGTGGAGAGAAGTCTCCGCCACGGCCTGTTAGCTCAGTTGGTTAGAGCGCGTGAATGTCTTTTTATTGACATCGCAATGCTGTTAGTTGTATAATTTATAGAGATACAACTGAAACCGCGAAGTCGTCGGTTCGAACCCGACACGGGCCGTTCATATATTAAAAATATTGGTATATATTTTTAATATTTATTTGAATATGTTTTCAATTCTTTCTCTATTAATATTATCATAATCATATTGATATTCTTTTACCCAATCCGTTGATATACTAATACTTAGAACCTTTTTATTTATTGTTTCATCTGGTTTTGAAATGTATCCTTTTTCATATAAAATATCTTCTGGAATAATCCAAAATCTATTATCAATACTAGAATTAATCCAGTAATATTCATTTTCTCCCAGTCTATATGCTCTAAAG